ATTACGTCCTTTGTAAACTAATCCATCATTACCTAATGCTGCAATAGCTAGTGAAGCTTTACGCTGTAGTTCACTTTCATTAGCTTTAAAATTATAGTCAGCTTGATCACGTAATTCTTGCCATAAAAATGTTTGTGCTTGACTACTCATAGCAAAAGCATTTTGTGCATTTTGTTGATTGACTGCATTTTGTGCTGCTGTATTAATTGTATTAGACTGTCTTCTCCATTGTGTGTTTGCTTGTTCAATAGCTTGTGCATTTTGTACATTCCATTGATTTCTAGCAAACTCTTGTTGAGAATTGTATTGATTTATTTGTGTTTCAAGTTGAGCATTTAATTTAGAAACATCAGCAGCTCTGTTTGCATTTTGTGCACTAGTTAAATTAGTTTGTTGCGTGTTAAACTGTTCCATTGCATTTAATTGCTGTGTATTATTTAAAGCTACTTGTGTGGATAAATTAGACATAAATTGATTAGTTTGATTTTCACTAGCAGCATTAAATTGTCTAGAAGCATTAGTAGCAGCTTGATTACTTAATAAAGCTTGTTGTTCTGCTTGAGCAGTAAACATATTACCTTGTTGTCTATTAGATAAATTACTCATATCCATTTGTAAAAATGCTTGAGCATTCTGTGCTGTTAATTTAGTTATAGCATCTGCTTCAGCTAAATTAATTTGAGATTGTATAACTGCATTTTGTATTGTTGCTTGTTGATCATTACTAGCCTCTGTTAAACTAACAGTCTGTAAAAATCTACTATTAGATAATGCTATTTGTTGATCTGAACTAAATTGAGCCATGTCCAATTGAAAAACATTGTTAGCATTTGTTAAAGCTGTTTGCTGTTTTCTTTGTGTATTAGCTTCAACTTCTCTAGCTTCAATATCTCTTTGCTGTGTTGCAGCTTGTTGTAATGCAGTAGCATTAGACTGAGCCATTGGTAAAGCTGATTGTAGTATAGCATTAGTTAAAGACGCTCTACCTACAGAAGATGCAGATAATCCTCTTGCAGCTAACATTTGTTCTACTTGACCTACTGCTCCTTGTGCCCAAATAGGTATTTCACCTTCTTCCATACCATCTAGTAGTCTATTCATTTGAGCGTCTACTAAAGTATCTTTATCAACACCTGCAATTATTCCTCTTTGTTCTTCTGTAAAATCGTCTAGTCTATCTTCTAGAGCTTCTATATCATCTCCAATTTCACCAATCTGATCTTCAGTTAATCCTGCTTTTCTTAATTGTTTTTTGGCTCTTGATAACTTTCTTAAACTTGATCCTGTGTTTTGAGCTGCTGTTGCTTTAGCACTTTCACTCATTACACCTATAACTCTATCTGTTAGTGCTCCTTCTTGTATTTCTACATCAGCACCTTCTATTGGAGTTACATCAATTACATCAGCAGCTTTAGCTATTTCATCTTCTGTAAGTTCTGCATCTTCAGATACTTGGCCTTGTGCTGCTTGAGCAACTGCTGAACCTGTTTGAGCAGCCTTCATTGTAGCTGCTGTTATCCTATCAGGTGCATCAGTCGTTGCTGCTGTTCCTGTTACTGCTGTTACGTCTTGTGAAACTGCTTGACCTGCTTCAGCTTTAGCCAAGTCTTCATCAGTCATTTGTTTAGTTTCGGCTGCTATAGTTGTATCTACTTCTGAAGGGTCTTTTATTTTAGCACGTTCTGGTACTTGTCCTCTAGCAGTAGATTCAATAAGGCCTGATGTTCTACCTATTCTAGCATCTCTTTCCGCAGTAGCTATTGAAGGTCTTTCATATTTTTCTCTGTCTTCTTTAGCTTGTTCTTTAGTTTTTGGAGTTCCTAATCCTGTTCCTGTAGGAAATTCTGGTGGCTCTATTGGCTGTAGTTTTTCTTCCCCTGGAAGAATTGTAGGTGTTTTAGTAGACTGTGCAGTAGGTTTTTCAGTAGGCTGTGAAGGCATTACGGGAGCTTCTCCAAAAGGTTGTGGAGCTTCTGTTACAGGCTGTGCTTCACTTTGTAGTATATTCTCTTCATCTCTAGAAATTGAAAAAGAATCGTTAGTTCGTGCATCTCTTATATCTTTTTCACTAGGTTCTCCTCTAGGCCCGCCACGTTGAAAAGCCACACGACCACCTTGACGATAATCTTGTCTTTCTACAGATTTACGAGCTCTTGCCTTTGCTCTTTTTTTTGCTTTTAATAATTTACTTTTTGCCATTATTTAACCTCGAACAGTTTGTCCAGTTTTTCTTCAATCTTATCTAACGTATCAAATACTCTATCCATTCCATCAGATAGTTCTTGTTTTGTTACGTATTCTTTTGCCATTTCTTCTCTTGTCTTATTTAAAAGTATGTCAAGCCTTTTTAACTCTGCTGTATTACCACGTATGCTATATAGTATAGGAGCTACTACTAATGTTAGAAAGATGTTCCACAACAAGTATGCTGTAACTTCCATGTCTTAAAATTTAACCTTCTAATGTTGTTATTCTTGCTTCTAGTTCTTGTATTGTTTTTACTAACAAAGGAACTAACTTGGCTTGGTCTATACCTTGATATACAGGAAATTCTTTAGACGCTACCCACGTTGAGTCAGAAGGATATATTCCGTCAAATGTTTTTGATGCTACCCACGTTGAGTCAGAAGGATATATTCCGTCTGATTTTCCAGTAATCCAATCTGATTCTTCTATATTTTCAGCTAATAAACTATCGCTAGAATTATAAACTAATTTAGTTTTAGTTTCAGTTAATTTTCCCTCAATCCAATCTTCTTCTTCTATATCTTCAGCTAATAAACTGTCATTAGAATCATACACTAATTTAGTTTTTGTTTCAGTTTGGTCTTTTGTTCCATTTATAGCTTCTGGTACAATGCTTGATACTTCATGTGCTAAGAAACCATCTAAAGTAATAGAACTATCGTCTTTAAAATTAAATCTAGCAGGTTTTAGTTGTTTTAATCTGCTTGTTGCATCAAAAGTATAATCTACGTTTTCTTTTAGTCTGTAATCAGAAGAAGTGTTATAAGCTGTAGATGTTGAGCCATGAGAAATAGAACCTAAAACAGTAACATCATTAGCGTCCCCATCGTGCCTTCTATAAAAATAAACTAAAGTACCACTTGTGTCTGTAGTTCCTGTTCCAATTTTTACTTCGGATTTGTTAGAAGTACCACATTCAGTTACACATAGTCCACCTCTTGACATGCCTCCTGCACCACCAGAACCGGGAATAGTCATGCCCATTAAAACATCCCCGGCAGTAGTTATACGCACCCGTTCGTCTACACTATCCCCATCATTTGTATAGAAGGTCATATAACCTTCTTCATTACCAGAAGTGCTGTTAGTTTTTAAACCTGCTATTGCACCAAATACATCTGATCTTGAAACACCATCATCAGTAACACCACCAAGTTCTAATAAACCCCCTTTATCAGCTCCTTGACCACTCCTATTAATAAGTCTGAGTTTGGCTAGGTCTCCAGTTGTACCACCATGTGCAATAGTTGGAACAATACGAGTAGCACCTGATGTAATATGAACTATTCCATCGGACTGAATACGCATTCTTTCTCCCGGTACTGAATCAGTTGTTACATTTCTAGTCCCAAAAAGTAAATCTCCATGCGTATTGCCACCAGTATCAACTATCAGTTCACCTATGTAAGAAGAAGCGTTAGTTACTGCGGCTGGTCCAAATGTGATTTGACTAAATGCATTAGTACCTGTTCCATTGGCAATATGTAATCCTGAGTTAGCTAAAACTCCTTGACCTGTAACATTCCCTATGTAGCTTGTAAGTTTTGCTCTAGTTTCTGTTGTTCCTATGGCTACGTCTCCCTCAGAATCAATACGCATTCTTTCTGAAGCTGCTGTAACAAACTTCATTGCATCAGCAGAATGGTCATAAATTAAAACACCTCTGTAATTAGAATCTTGGTCACCAAAAATAATTGAACCATTAGATGTATTTCCAGAAGCTAAAGTTATACCAGTACCATTTGAACCAGTATTTTCTAAAAATATATGATCACCTGCTGCATTAAGAGAACTTAATCCACTATCTCCAAGTTTTATATGTAATTTTGCTAAAGGGGTATTTTCTCCTATACCAATCTTATCTGCACTACCATCTACAAAGAATAGATTTTGTTCTGTGTCTCCTTCAATCCTAAAATCTACTGCTGCTCCTGAATCATTAAATGTTTGTGCTCCGTCTGGGTCAGTACCACCTGCTGCGTCTTCCCAAGCTACTCCACTTCCTGTAGAAGTTAGTACTTGTCCATCACTACCTTGTGCTCCACCGACTGTTAGGTTATCTGTTTCTAATGTTCCATCAATATCAGCATTACCACTTATATCTAAAGTAGCTGCGTCTAACTCACCTGTAATTGTTAGATTTCTTAAACCTGTGTAATCTTTGTTAGAGTCTAGTATAACTGCTTTAGAAGCTATAGCTGTACCTACAGCAGTTGCACCTAAATCTAATGCATTAATTTCACCAACAACAACTGTTGCTCCATCAAGGATATTAAGTTCAGCAGGTGTTGAAGTAATAGCAGTTGTTGTAGCTGCTGCCAAGACTGGAATATACCCACCTTGATTAATTAAATACTGTGTATGGTCTGAAGTTGGGTCTACAATACTAAGTGTAGTTTCGTTTGAATCTGCTGTAGCTCCTTCAAAGATAATAGCATTTGAAGCCTGCATAGTTACTGTATCTGCTGTAGTAGTTACACCTGCTACAGTCAGTTTAGGAACCAACAGTTCTCCTGTGCTTGGATTGTATCTTAAAGCTCCTGTATCGTCTAACAATGCATTTGATTCATCGTGAAAAACTACAGGGAAATTGGTGTTTGCTGTGCTGTCTGTAACTGTAGTTGTAGCAGCCAATGTTGCATTTGCTACTGTAGTTCCTGCAATAACACTTGCTAAAGTTGAGCCACCAACAGTAATTGCATCAGCTTCTAAAGTTCCATCAATGTCTGCGTTTCCTGAAATATCTAAACTTGCAGCGTCTAACTCACCTGCTACTGTTAACACTCCATCAGCTAGAGTCATTAAATCTGTATCAGAAGTATGCCCTATTGTTGTACCATTAACTATTACATTATCAACAGTAAGTGTTGTAAGAGTTCCAAGACTTGTAATGTTTGATTGTGCTGCACCTGTAACTGTAGCTGCAGTACCAGAAGCATTTCCTGTTACGTTACCTGTTAATGCTCCTGCAAAAGCTGTAGCAGTTAATGTTCCTGAACTTGGATTATAAGTTAAGTTACCATCTGACTCTAAACCTAAATTACCACCATCTACATCACCACCTGCTGTAAATATAACAGCATTTTCTTCGTTTGTACTTTCATTGTCTGTTATAGTGACTGTAGTTGCAATAGCTGCAGTACCTGTAGTATCTTGGTTAAGTGTTCCAACTGTAAAGTCTAATGTATTATCACCATCTTGGTAAGCTACTGTAATACCTGATTCAGTATTTGAACTAACCATAGCTCCTACAGTATCTGCAATAGTTTCAGCTAAAGTAACTCCACCAATAGTTATTGCATCGGCTTCTAATGTACCATCTATATCAGCATCACCTGAAACATCTAGCGTAGTTAAATCTAATTCCCCTGCTATAGTAACATTACCATCTGCTAAAGTTATTAAATCAGTATCAGAAGTATGTCCGATAGTTGTTCCATTAACTATAACATTGTCAACTGTTAAAGTTGTTAAAGTTCCTAATGAAGTTATATTAGGTTGAGCAGCAGTTGTTACTGTGGCTGCTGTACCTGTTGTGTCTTGGTTAAGAGTACCAATTACAAAATCTAATGTATTGTCTGAGTCTTCGTATGTAACTGTAATATTTGTTTCTGTGTTAGAGCTAACCATTGCTCCAACTGTATCACTAATTGTTTCTGCTAATGTAACACCACCTATGGTTATTGCATCAGCTTCTAGTGTTCCGTCTATGTCGGCATCTCCACTTACATCTAATGAACCTGCATCAAGTTCTCCTGTAAGTGTAATATTACGGAAGGAGGCAGCGTCTTTATTAGAATCTACCACAACAGCTTTAGAAGCTGCTACAGTTCCTGCTGTAATTCCATCAAGCATCTCAAGTTCAGCTTCTGTTAATTCTGCACCTGAACCTAATGTAAGTGTTCCTGTTACTGTAAGATTATCATTAACTGTTACTTCAGAAGTTGTGTGACCTATTGAAACTGGAACACCTGATGTTGCAGTACCTATAGTAATACCATTTGAAGTATTAGAGTTATCTATATTTAATGAGGTTGTTGCGTCTAATGAAATTGTTGTTCCATCTACTGCAAGTGTTCCATCTATATCTGTATTATCTAAATTAGAAGTTCCATCAACATCTATATCTCCTGCAATATCTAAACCTGCTGCACCTGCTAAGACTAAATCATCTGCTGATGTATCCCAAAGCATGTAAGCACTAGCTGTATTTCCAAAGAATTTAACATCATAACCTGTATCATCTACTCCAACAGTTATTGTATTATCTACTTGAATAGCACCATCAAGGTTTGTTGTTCCTGAAACTGTTAATAGGTCTGTAGTTACTGTGCCATCAAAGTATGCATCTTTAAATTCTAATGAGCTTGTACCTAAATCTATATCGTTATCTGTTACTGGTACTATTGCTCCGTCTTGTATTCTAATTTGTTCTACTGCTGCTGAAGATACTTCTACAAATACTCCCCATCGGTTATTTGTGCTGTCTGCAACTATTTTGTTAAGGAAATCTAAATCTCCTATTGTGTGGATGTTACCACCATGTCCTGCTGTTCCATCGTGCCTGTGTCCTGTAGAACTAGCACTACTTGAACTATATGCAAATGCATTTACTAATTGATTGTATTCGTTATTAAATAAAGATGCTGTGATAGTATCACCATCACTCATTGAACTTTGTCGTGTATAACTCTGTGCCATTTTTATTGTCTCCCTGAAGGTTCGTAATCTATATATATGCCATTAATTGTATATGGGGAATTTTGATCATCACTAAATATTCTAAAATAATTACTGTGTCCACTTCCTTCTATTGCTTGTCGTGTCATAGGATCAGAAGATGCTCCAAATACATGTGCTGCAGTTGCCCCAAATACTGCTGTTCCAAACAACGAAGGTTTATCTATTGATAAAGTATAATCAGAAGGTTGTGGTATGTCTGTATCATCGTAATTATATCTTACTCTTAATTTTGTTGCTACTGTTCCTTCTGGTGTTGCTGAAACTTTAACGTATTTTAAAGTCTTTAATGTTCCTAAATCTCCGTAATCTAAATCTGGTGTTTGGTATTCAGCTACTATATTTGTTTCAGTACCTGATGTATTTAAAAAATTATCTCCTGTATCATGGTTAAATACTCTTCCTGCATAATCTCCATGATAATGCTTTTCAACTCCACTTGAATTAAATCCTGAAGTTGCTGATGCACTTGCATCTATTCCAAAAGTTTCTGACCATTGAAAGTTTGTAGCTCCTTGAGCATCTGTTTTAAGTGTTCCTATAATTCCTTCTGAAGCATCACCTGTTGAATCAGAACCATAGTAAAGTCTGTATTGAGATTTATCTCTAATAACAAGACTGCTTACATTTAAACTTCCTATATTATCTGCAATGTCTTTCATTACAGGTTGTATAGCTCTACTAACTGTTCCTAACTCAACGTCACCAATTCTTACTGTACCTGCTAATGTTCTTATTCCGTCTGGTGCTAAAAATACTAAGTCACCACCAATCTCTTGAATACTTTTTCCATCTAAACAACCTATGTTTTGTGTAATTGGTTGTACAGCTATTGTAGATGAATTATTTATATTTACTAATTTATAAATACTATTTTTACAAAAGATTATTAAATCATCCCTAAAGCTTCTTAGTCCAACTACTTGATCATCTAATACAATACTACCTGAACCAGTTGTAGTAAAATCATCTATATCACTTGTACCACTATAAAAAATAGTATTAAGTGCTGTAGATGCTCCTGCTACTACTAAATGTTTATCATGTATTGTACAGAACTTAGGATAGTGTGTTCCACTTACTGTAATCTCTTTAGCATAATAAGTTCTATCACTTAATGCACCAGTACCTGTCATTTTAAAGTAAAAAGGTTTAACCCCTGATCCTTCATCTGTAACTATAACTTCTCCATAAGTTGTATCACCTTCATAAGTTACAAAGTGTGCTTTGCCTTGTGAAGTTCTAGCTGCAGCACTACGACCTGTAAAAGTACTGTAGTTATCTCCACCAGAATCTACACTAGCTCTATTAATTTGTAACCAACTTGTTCCATCTAAACTAAAATAAATATTAGTACTTGAACAAGCTATTAAACCATCGGCATAAACATGTAAGCCTAATATGTCATTGTCTGTACTAGGGTTAGCTGCATCACTACCACCAAAAGCTGAAAAGCCATTAACTCTTCTGTAACCACCTGCTACGTCTACTTCAAAGTTTCGTAATCTTCTTGCTGCTCCAGGTCTACGAAGTAATTCAAAAGAACTAGAAGCTTTGTCTAGGCCTCCTTCACATGCTAATGCGTATGGTTGTGTTGCCATTAGAAATAAAGTCTATCGTCTGTTATATAATTTGGTTCAGGATTTAAAAAGTTTGAACGCATTTTCTTTAATCCTTCTTTGTAATCTTGTAATGCAAAAGCTGCTTGTTGTGGAGAATCTTTAAACTGATGAAAATGGTATCTTGCTCTAGCCATAAGAACAGATGCATATACATCAGGAAAAACTATTGTATCTCCATGAGCATCTAATGCTGTAGGTAAATCCCAAGCAAAAAACCATACTCGATATACTTTATCAGGTATTGGACTTATTCCAAATTTTCTTGTATCAGGACTTCTAATTACGTGTGTAGGTTCACCATAACTTTGACTATCCGAATCATCTGCGTTTTCTGCTTCTCTTCTGTATCTTACCCAATCAGAAGAATTTATAAATTTTAAATTTTGACTTGTGTATGGAGCACTTTCTCCACTTACACCAATAGTTGTTAAATAAAAATTATCCCAATCTATTGCTCCATAGTCTGTAGTAACACTAGAACTGGATGATTTTAATTCGTACCATCTAGTTCCTGCTACTGTTTCAACATACACATTACCATAAAAAGGATCAGTTGCTCCACTTTCTCCTGTAGCTAAAAATCCCCATTGAGGTTCTGCCATTACTATATCATCATATGCTCTATTGACACAATCTTTTGCGTGAGCTTGAATACCAATTGCAGCACTAAAATTAGACGAAGTTAAAACAACTTCGTTAAGTTCTCTTAGTAATTCATTAGTAAGTTGTAAATAGGTTGTTGCCATTATTTTTTACCTTTAGCTTTTTTCTTAGCTGTTTTACTTAAATCTTTAAAGTGATATAATTTTACACTTGTTTTCCCATGAGTTTTACCAGAATGTAAATCTCCATTAGGCATTTTATGAGTTCCACCTTTATGTAGTGTGCCGTCTCTTTTGTAATGTGGTACGCCTTTCATTTTTTTACTTTTGTATAAGCTTCGTTTTGAAGAGTAGTTGGATCGTCTTTTTTATAAGTTCCTTTTTTAGTTCTTGCACGAACTGTTTTAGTTTTAAAATAATAATCCATTCTTTTTGTATATCGTTTAAACCAATCTTCTTGCCACTTTTTAAATTCTGTTTGATTCCAAGCTGTTATCATTTTATTTTCCTTTTATCTTAACAAGGTTTTGCTTTAGGCATAGCATTACCACCTTTGCTATATGCCATTCGTTTTTGCATTGATCCACCACCATACTTTTTTGTACGAGGCATTTTACCTTGTGCAGCTTTATTTCCTAAATTATTTTTGTAATCACCTTTCATGTTCATATTTGTTCCTTTGTAATTAAAAGTGTAAGGGAGAAGTGAACATAAAATTCCTCCTCCACTTACGAATCAATACTAGTCAATGCTCTAGACTATACTACTAACCCGCTTGAGTTGTAGTAATTCCGTCTTGAACTTTAACTTGTCCGTCAAGATACCAATTAGTACCATCAGACCATACATGAACAAAATCTCCATGTACTGCTTTATTGGCTACTAATGTAATAGTATCTGCATCTGTTACTGTAGCTACGCTTCCTGCTGCATCTTCTGGAGAAGACACATTACCTACAATAATATTAGCACTAGATGCTGTTACTATTGTATGAGAACTTGTAGGTTCAGTTGCTCCGACATAAAACCAATACTCTAAACCTGCTGCGGGAGAAGGTAGAGTTTGTATTCTAGCTGTTGCAGTATTCATAACAAAACGAGTGCCTGATTCGGCTGCTGTAATGGTATTAGCTGCAGTTATAGCTTCTGTGTCTGAGGGTTTTTGAACTTTAGTTGCAAGTTCACGAACATCAGATAATCTTGCTGAGTTACG